GAAGGTAGTAGATCGTCGCGCCCGCGACCGGGGTAAACGTCCCGCCGCCCGTGCCCCACTGAAACGTCTGCCCGGTCTCGCCGTTGAACGACACGCCCTCAGTGATCGTCGGCGCGCCGGTGTAGGCGGTGATCTGGCTGCTGCCGCCCCCGCCACCGCCTGGGCTATTGGCGAGGAGAAGCAGCATTTAGGCGATGACCTCGAAGGTGATCTCGAAGTTCAGGGTGCCGACGGACGCAACCGCGCCCTGGACAAAGCGCAGGCCGGTGCTCGGGCGGACATAGATCGGTGCATCGGGCACAACGAACTCGGCACCGAAGGCCGCTGCCAGCGCTGCGCCCGCGTTGGTCTCCTCGGTGAAGACGTGCCGGATGCCGAGAAGCGTCCCTGCCGTCGCACCCCCTACCGGGGCGGCACGGGCGGTGATGTCAGCGTCCAGCGCAGGGCTCGCGGTGTCGAGCTTGTTGATGGCCGCGGCGGTCAGCGACGTGCTTTCCAGCGCGGCCGCCGTGCCGCCGGTGCCGACAGCTGTGGTCCGGGTAAGAGCCACCTCCGCCGAGACGACGCCGGTGACTGCCGTATCGATGTCGGGAAGCACCTTGGCCGACAGGACCTTCAGGACCAAGGCCGCGTCGCCGTTGAAGAGGTCGCAGTGCACCTTGTTGGCACCGACGGCCGAGCCCGGAACCGTCATCCGGTAGACTGCGTTCGAACCCTTCAGGTGCCCGTCCGGGTCTGCGATGACGACGGCCTGGTATTCCTTCGAGCTGACCGTGTGCGTGGCAACCACCGCCCCGGTGCCGGGCGTGACCGCGATGCTGTCGTTCGGCAGGGACATGATCAGGGGTTGCCTTCGGTCTTGGTGAAGGACGTGATGCTGACCTGCTGGCCCGCGGTGACCGTGGCGCTGTCCATCACGATGTCGCCGCCGCCGCCGGGGCCGGAGACGCTGCCCTGTTCATGGCAGGTCGCGCCCTGCTTGATGCGGTAGTGCCCGAAGGTGCCGGTGTTGTCGGCGGTCAGGTCCTGCCAGGTGCCCAGAAGGGTAACCTGCCCGGCAGAGGGGGCGTTGTACCAGTCCGACGGCAAGGTGATGGTCGCCAGAACGGTGCCGCTGTCTGCGGCGGCGCAGTTCGCGGGCTGGGCGCCGGAGCGCAGCTCCAGCGTCGGCGCGGTGCCGATGGTTGCCTCGATCGCGGCGAGGCGGGCGTTGCGCACGGCAACGGAGTGTTGAACAGCCATAGGTCAGTCTCCTTCGTTCGCCCAAGGGCGGTGATGTCAAGTTCTGTTGTCGTGATCAGGGGCGGTAAGTCAGATCCACACCCGGACTTCGCCACGGGCACCTGCGGCGTCGCTGCCGCCGCCGCCTCCGGGCGCGGAGCCTGCTACGCTGGCATTGCCGCCATTGCCGCCGCGCAGAGAGAGCCCACCGGTGCCGGCCGCACCTGCACCGTTTTGCCGACCGCCGCCACCGCCACCGCCAAAGACAGCCCTGCCACCAGGCCCACCGTTCGATGGTGTGCTGGCGGCGCAGCCACCACCGCCACCACCTCCACCCCAAATGGTTCCGGCGCCGTTGCCGGCTGTCCCGTTGATGTTTCCGCCGTTGACTCCCCCGGCCCCGCCGGCGCCGCCACCAATTCTGCCCCCGGCCGATCCGGCTTCCAATTCCCCAGCGCCGGTACCGCCGGCACCACCCGTCGTGCCGGACGCTCCGCCTCCAGAAGAGCCACCAAATGCTGTGGCCAAAGAGCCGAACGATGTGTTCCCGCCAGATGCACCGACAGAACCGCCAGCACCAATCGTGACCGAGACACTGCTGGGCAGATCGGCGGCGCGCATTTCCAGGCGAACATAAGCGCCACCGCCGCCGCCGCCACTACCGGCTGTGCCTCCTGCCCCGCCTCCAGCACCAGCGCCCCAAAGCTCGACGGTGATCATGCGGTTCGGATCAAGCCCTGAAGGCTTGGTCCAGGTGCCGCTGGCCGTGAACTGCGAATAATAGCTCTGTGTGTTCCCCACGAGGCTGTTCGCCAGCGGGCTCAGGATGCGAAACGAGCCGCCGATATACTCCAAGAGGCTCCGCAGGCCCGAGGCCACGTCCCCGGCCACCAGGGCGCTTCCCGCAGCGTTCAGCACAGGAACAGCGGCAGCACCATTCAGGGCCAAGGTGACCCCGGCGGTGTTGGCTGCGCCCCAGGTGATCTCGAACTTCATGCCGTCGACCAGACCGCCACCGTCCAGCGCCGGGTCGAGCGTCGCCGTCACCGCGTTCGCGGTCCCTCCCACCGCCGTCAACGGCAGGCAGGACGCATCGAACAGCGTCTTGAACCGTTCAGAATACTGGCGCATGAGACCCGACGCACCACCGCCCGGCAGTGGCGGCGTCGACACGTCGCTGAAGGTTTGTCTGCTTGCCATATGCGTCCTCTCAGGGCGTCAGGTCCGGCACGATGCCGGGGGCTTCATCAACCATCACGATGGTTGCGGTCAGGTCTTCGCCGGGCTCGATGTCCTTGACGATCAGTCGCCTGACCTCGCTTGCCAGCGGGCCGACCGACACCAGCGTCCCGATGTCGATCCCGGTGGGGGAAATGGCCGAAGCGAAGATCAGCGTGTCGGTGTCCCCGGTGCTGCCACCCAGTGTGTGCACCGTGATCGACCCGGCGCGGCGGATGATCGCGCCGGTCTTCTGTCCAAGCGCAAGGATGTCAGGCTCGGCCAGGATGTCGGCTGACCCCAGAACGTCCGTCGCGGCGTTCCGAACCGGCACCGCGCCATCCAGCTTCAGCGCGGTGATGTTGCCCGACCCATCGAAGGTGATGTCGATCACCCGCGCCGACCCGCTGTATATCTCCAGCGCATCGTGCTGCACGCCGACCAGGTCGCCGCGACGGCAGATGATCGCCTCGGCCGGGGCCTCCAGCGTGTAGAACGCCCCGCGCTGCTCCAGCTGGGCTAGGTCGTAAGCCGCGCGGGCGACAACCTCGGCCTCGGTAACCAGGCCTTCGTAGGTCACCTGCTCCAGCCGCCCGGTGTCGCTGGACACGCCTGGGCGGAAGACGGTGATCTGGTGGCTTTCATAGTCCCGGGTCGAATCCCGGAAGTCGACGCGGAAACCCTCCGGCAGCCGCGCAAAGGCCTTGGTCCACTGGAACCCTTTGGTGTTCCGCGGCGTGAAGATCTGGACCGGGGCCTCGGCGCTTCGATCGTAGTCCCGAACGACGCCCCATATCTCCGACTGGTAGGGCTTGGCATAGCCGCAGGCCCCCACGATCCGCAGGGCGTCGTCCACGGTCGCGTCCTCGATCAGGGCGTTGACCTCGTATCCCAGCGCGGTGCAGGCCGTCCGCCAGGAAAGCAGCCCGGCCCCGTCGACGATCGGCAACGGCACCGGGTCCAGGTTCTGCCAGCCGACCAGGATGTCCCGGTAATGTGGGGCCGGGTTCGACGTGACCACCCAGTTGCGCCAGTCCGTCCCGTCCCAATCGCGCACGTAGCCACCGGCCACACAGCTGACACGCTCCAGGGACCGGTTCCGGGCACGCACCGCAATGACCGCCAGACCGCTACCCGGCAGCGGATGCTCGTTCCAGACGCTGACCGACCGCAGAAGGACCAGGCTGTCGCTGACGCCGTTCCGGCTTTGCGCGATCCGGGCCGGGGTGCCGGCATAGGCGAACAGGTCCCAGACTGTCCCGCTGACCGTATAGGCCGACGAGGACCAGGCCGAGTTCTGCACCTGCTGACCGCGAACGATCTCGATCTCGTAGCGGCCTTTCGGGAAGACCGCCGTATCCAGAAGGATGGTCGCCGTGTAGCGGTTCAGAAGAACGCGCTGCACCCGCGTGGTGCCCAGGTTCGAGCTGTTCACCCAGGTATCGCCCGCGCCGTCGTCGAAGTAGGACGCCGCCGCCCAGGCCGATCCTGCCGGGCTTTGCGTCTGTGCCGGGGCCGCGACGCGCGCCTCGACCCATCCTTCGGTCACCGCCGCCCCCGGCGAACTCGTGGCATCCGCCGTCCAGATCAGCTTGATCGTCGCGCGAAGCTGGCGCGGGGTGGCGGCACTGAAGTGCAACTCGGGCAGGTTGATCCAGGTGACGGACCCGACTTCCCGAAGCCGAAGGCGCAAAGGCACCCGCAGGCGATCCGTGTCGCTGGCATTGCGGTTGATCCCCCCCGGGAAGATCAGGTGCAGCCAGTGCTCGTCCGGCGCATCCCGCGTCGCGACGGTGATCGGCTGTGGCAGCGCCGCGCTGAAATCACCCGTCGGCGATTCCAGCGTGAACCCGTCGCTGGCATCGACCGCATGCCCCCTCAGCTCGGACTGCAACGCCTCGGTTCTCGCCTGCCTTTCGACCATGCTGATGGGCAGGTCGCCGGGCCAACCCTCGCGGGTCTCGTATTCCACGTTCGACAGCCCGTCGATCGCTGCGGCACCCACGCGGATATCCGTGATCTGATGCGGCCCGTTCAGCACGAACATCGCCTCGACCACTTCGTCCGGCCCGTCGAAATAGGTGAATGGCTCGGACGCGAGCGGGGGGTAGACCTTCCGCTGTCCCAACACACGCGGGATCGGGCCATTCGGCTCCAGCACGTTGCCCTCGGCGCTCGCGGCCCCGGGATTGGTGATGGTCTTGCCGCCGCCCGTCGGAATGACCGGCGGCGGAACCAGGGCCGATAGAAGCAGGGACCCGACCAACGACACGCCAGCTGCAGCAAGCGTTGCCCCGACGGTCCCAGCGCCGAACAGCTTTGCAGAGAAGCCAAGCTTCGTCGCAAGCCCGCCACCGGCGACGAAGCCCGTGATGGCGGTCAGCGCGATCCCCGCCACGAGGGCCAGAATGTTCTTTCCGCCGCCTTCCTTGCTGCCTCCTCCGCCCATCGGCGGGGCATGGAAGGTGATTTCCACGGGGACGCCGTGGTGCTGCGCCTTCGGGCGGATCACTGTCCAGGCCTTGCGATAGACCGCGCGGCCGTTGATGCAGATCACCCCGCGCGTGTCGAAGTCGTGCGGCAGGCAGGTCATCCTCGCCCGCAGTTCGGCCAGCGTCAGACCTTCGGGCAGATAGCGGACCTGAGGCTTGTCGAGGCTACCGAACTCCCGGTAGACGGCGAGTTGCATCAAGACATGTATCTCCGAAAACCAGTGATCCGACCTCGGATCGTGATGTGGTCGATCGGCACCACGACGGTGCCGCTCGCTTCTTCCGCATGCAGGACGCGGCGGACATCGGCGATCAGGCCGACATGACATACTGCCCGGCCCCCGCGCGCGCTGCGCATCAGCACGACGTCGAACACGCCGGGACGCGGCGGCTCGCTCCAGGGACCGCTATCCTTGCCGTCGCGCATTTCCCGGGCCACCCGCACCAGGTCGCGCGGATCGATGTCGCCGTAGACAGGCAGGACGACGCCAAGGTGATCGGCGTAGACCTTCCGAACCAGCGACCAGCAGGTGACCTCGCCCGGCCCCGTACCGAAGGGCAGGCCGACATAGGGCGTGAACCAGTCCATCAGCGGAACAGACCCGGCATGCGCGTCTGGGTGCACCGCTGGCCCGGCCAGGGTTCCTGGCTGTAATCTCGCAGCATCACCCGCCCCGAGATGTCCCCTGCCGTCGCAGTGACATCGATCAGGTCGAAGTCGGCGAACTTGTACAGGACCGACCCGCCCGGGATCTCGGTGCGCGGGTCCTGGCTCAGGTCGAAATCAGCCGAGGTGCGGATCTCCAGCGTCACCTTGGCACGGTCGTTCAGACCCAGCAACGCGCGACCAATGCGCTGATCGACGTTCTGCATGCGCAGTTCGGTCATCGGCGGGCCTTCGGTGTCGGTCAGGACGCCGAACTCGAAAGGAAGGCCGAGGAAGGTGAAGCCTCCGACGACATAGTCCATCACGTCCGACACGACCCGGATCGGGTCCGGCAGGGCCGGATGGGTGATGGTCAGGAAGGCCAGCAGCGCATCGACGCTCTCCGGGGCTTCCAGGCTTGCCTTGACGTCAGCATCGATCACCCGGCTCATGGCGTGAAGTAGATCCTGCGCTTCGTGAGGGCCGGGGCCGTGGCCGGGATGCCCCCTGCGGTAATCACGACCCCGGCCGTGTAAGTCTCGACGTCGGTCGAAGAGACGGAATAGACGTTGAAGGTCCCTGTCACTGCGGGCAGGGCGCTTGCCAGCACCTTCGACCCGCCGATGCCGTAGACCCCGGCATTCCAGTCTGCGACGACCTGAGGAACGACCGACGCGCCGGGCCGGACGTAGGGCGCCCACCAGGGCGTTCCGGGCAGTCGCATCATCTTCATCGACAGATCATGCAGGTCAGCCCCGCGCGGCAACAGGTCGAAGAGCCGACCGCTGTTGCCCAGGATCTTCCACAGCGCCGGGTCTCCCATGACAGGGTCGCGCCAGCTGAAGGACTTCACGGCACCACCAAGATCGGCGTCGATGAAGGCCTGGAAGGCCTGCACCTGCACCAGCTTCAGGTTCCGGAACGTGGCATCGAACGTGCGCGGAATCGCCGTGGTCCGGGCTCGCAGGATCGGTGGCCCATATTCCGGCGCGAAGTTCGCCCGTGTGTCCAGGGGACCACCGTTGAAGGCCTCGCGCTTGGGAAACTGCGGCAGGCTGGCGGGCCAGTTCGGAGGGACCGGCATCAGCGCTTCATCCTGTTCGGGGGCGTGCCGTAGCGGGCGCGCATTGCACTGTCCTGCCGCCCGCCCGCGAGCGATTTGCCGATCATGATGTCGATCTGTCTTTCACCGTTCGGGCCGCGCCGTTCGCTGCTCTGCACTTCGCCCCCGCTCTGGTTGTTGACGTTCACCACGACATTCGAGCCGCCGCCGCCCACCGCTGCCACGCCCAGCTTCCCGCCGACGCGGGTCAGTGGCATGATTGCCTCGGGTCCAGCTTCGCCCATGACGCCCATCCCGCCCCTCATCGGGAACATCGTCGCGCTGGACACGATCCCGCCGGTGGCAAAGGCCTGGACCCGTCCACCATCGAAGGCGTTGCCGTTGGCGTTCATCAGCGGGATGATCCCATTGGATCCGAAGACGCTGGGCATCGACTTCGCGAGCTGGGCGTAAAGCGCCATCTGGAAGAGCTGCTTCGACAGGTTCTTCAACGCTGCCGCAGGATCATCGAACAGATTGTCGAAGGCTCCCCGGATCGCGCTGGCAGCCTTCTTCCCAAGGCCTTCCGTCTTGTCGAGTTCCTTGCCGAGCTTCTCCAGCGCCCGGTTGTAGGTGTCGGTATCCAGCTTCCCGGCCTCGTGCAGTCCGTTCAGCTTCTCCAGCTCGATCGCATACTTCTCCGCCGAGGTGCGGGTCTGGTCGTAGATCCGCTTCGCCTCGCGGTCGGCCTCGCTGACACCCCCGCCGCCGCCACCGCCGCCACCGCCGCGACCGCGTGGTGCGGTGAACACGCCGCCCGCG